AACTATATGACTATTACAAACTTTCCACGAGATATCTTTCTCGGATTCGATCCACTTTTTGATACACTCAATCGTATTGACGAAGTGAAGTCGAAACAACCATCCTACCCTCCATACAATATCATACAAAAAGAAACGCATCACTATCTCATTGAGATTGCTGTTGCTGGTTTCACTAAAGATGATATTGAGGTCACTCTTGAAAATGGTAAATTGACGATTGATGGTAAGAGAAATAAACTCCAAGATGAATCGCACTATATTCACAAGGGCATTTCTGCTAAAGGTTTCCGCAGGCAGTTTACTCTTGCTGATACCGTAGAAGTGGTTGGTGCTGATATAGTAAATGGTATGTTATATGTTGGACTACATAATGTGATACCAGAGGAAGAACTACCTAAGAAAATAAAACTCGGTGAGTTTGACAAACTCCATAAGAGTATGTTACTTGGGAAGTAATCTCAGGGAAGGGAAGCGCAATGCTTCCCTTTTTTATTGACTTGAACCGTGAATTATTATATAATAGATCTACTATGAAATTTTACACAAACTTTTTTATGCGTGGTAACTACGTCATCGTGCGTGGTTATGATAACGGCAAAAGATTCACGGATCGTATTCCATACAATCCTACACTCTATGTTCCTGCTAGAAACAATTCTAATTGGCAAGCAATTGATGGTTCGCCACTTGAAGCAATCGAGATGGGCAGTATACGAGATGCTAGAGACTTTGCAAAGAAATACACCGAAGTAGAAAACTTCAAGATCTATGGATCAACACTATACGATTATGTTTGCGTAAACGAAAACTACACACAAGATTATGACACAGATTATATTCGAGTTCTTAATATTGATATTGAGGTGGGTTCTGAGGAAGGTTTCCCAGATCCGCAACTTGCTAATCAACCTGTTACTGCTATCACCGTATCGCTTGATGGTGCGTATTATACGTTTGGTTGTCAGGATTATACGGTAAAGTCCGACAAGGTAACTTATCTACAGTGTAAGGATGAGCGAGAACTATTACTCAACTTCCTAAAGCACTGGCGCATGTGGGACGTGGATATCATTACTGGTTGGAACGTACAGGGATTTGATGTTCCTTATCTGTACAATCGTATGACTAAACTTCTTGGCGATCAAGTATCAAAGAAACTGTCTCCTGTTGGTTTGATTAACGAACGTGAATACGAAAAATTCAATCGTAAGCAAATCGACGTTGAGTTTGTAGGCATTACAGTTCTTGACTATCTAGACCTTTACAGAAAGTTTACCTATTCTCAGCAAGAAAGTTACAGACTTGATCACATTGCTCACGTTGAACTCGGTGAGAAGAAACTTGACTACTCTGAAGTTGAAACGCTACACCAACTGTATAAACTTGACTATGAGAAGTTTATCGACTATAATATTAAAGACGTCGAACTTATTGATAAGATCGAAGACAAGATGAAGTTGATTGAGATGGCACTTGCGATTGCGTATGACGCGAAGGTAAACTACAGCGATGTATTTACTCAGGTTCGTATGTGGGATGTGTTGATACATAACTGGTTGGCGGATCGTAAGATTGCCATACCACCGAAAGAACGTAAAGATAAGTTTTCTCAGTTTGCTGGTGCTTATGTGAAGGATCCCAAGGTCGGTATGCACAAGTGGGTTATGAGTTTCGACCTGAATAGTTTGTATCCGCATTTGATTATGCAGTATAATATAAGTCCAGATACATTCATAGAAGATGCGCGAGAAAGTTTCTCGCTCGAAGATGCAATCGATGGGAACTATACTAACAAAACTGAATACTCTGTTGCTGCAAATGGAACGTGCTATGATAAAGGTAAGATGGGATTCTTGCCTGAGATGATGAACAGAATGTACAACGATCGAGTAAAAGCGAAGAAGTCTATGCTCGAAGCACAGGATAGACTTGAACAAGTGAACAGGAAACTAAATGAAATCAGTTGACGAGATGACAAAACAAGAGTTGTTGCAAGAACGAATCCAACTACAAAAAGATATTTCAAAGTTTAAGAATCTGCAGTTAGCAAAGAAGGTTCAGTTGAACTCTGCTTATGGTGCTTTGGGTAACAAATACTTCAGACACTTTGACGTGCGTATGGCAGAAGGCATTACATTGAGTGGTCAGTTGTCTATACGTTGGATTGAACGTATGATGAACGAATATCTAAACAAAATACTTAACACGAAGGGTAGGGATTATGTTATTGCATCGGATACAGACTCGTTATACATTACTTTTGATAAACTTGTGGGCAAAGTCTATAAAGAGAGACGTGAGATACCACCAGTCGATAAAATCGTCGCCTTCTTGGACACTGTTGCTGAAAAGAAAATTGAACCATATATTGACAAATGTTACCAGTTACTTGCTGAGAATATGAATGCATACTCGCAGAAGATGTTTATGAAGCGAGAAGCAATTGCCGACAAAGGTGTATGGACTGCTAAGAAACGATACATACTAAACGTGTATGACAACGAGGGAGTGCGATACGCTGAACCCAAACTCAAGATGATGGGTATTGAAACGGTGAAGTCTTCAACACCTGCAGTTTGTCGAGGTGCGTTGAAGAAAGCAATCTCGATTATTATGAATGAGGATGAGAAAACCGCACAAGATTACATTAACAGTTTCCGTGAAGAGTTTAGATCAATGCCGTTTGAGGAAGTTGCATTCCCACGATCAATATCTGATCTTAATAAATATACTATCAAAGACAAAAACTTGATTATACCAAAAGGCACACCGATACACGTGAGAGGTGCGCTTGTATACAATCACTTACTAAAGATAAACAAACTGACCAAACAGTATGAATTGATCAAGGACGGAGAGAAGATCAAATTTTGTTATCTAAAAGTACCAAATCCTGCTCGTCAAAATATTATTAGTGTGTTGAGTACATTACCAAAGAAGTTTGGTATCGCTGAATATATTGACTATGACTTGCAGTTTGATAAGTCGTTTTTGGAACCATTGAAAATCATACTGAACAGTGTTGGTTGGAGTCCTGAGAAAACAAATACACTTGAGGACTTCTTCGGATAAAGGAGTAGCAAAATGGCAACAAATATACCAGAGGAATATCTAAGCGGATACGATTTCGGTTTTAATGCAGTTGATGAACCACCTGCATCTGGTCCAATCAAAGTAGACACATCAGATATAGCAGGGGACGTTGATGGTATTAATGACAATATCCTACGCATTGAGCAGAAGATGGATGCAGCAGTTACCGCAATCAATTCACTTAGTGCTAAGATGATGAATCTTGATGACGAGTTTGATGTGATCAAGTCGACTAAAGAAGCTGAAGTACAAAAGAAGCTTGTAGAGATTGAAAAACTCATTATGCCTTTGTTGGTAAATCTTATCAAGTCTTCCGATAAAGACTACATACACTGGCCAAATCGACAAGAAGCAGTTGAATCACAAATTACTAAACTGCTTTCCTTGACTCGTGGGGAATAATATAGTATAATAGATGTTTGACAATTGGAGAATATAATATGGATTTTTTGAAAGATATGGTGAAGGGGATTGACAATACTAATCTCCTGAGTGAAGGTGGTAATAGTTCTGAGTACAGCGGATCGATTGATACAGGATCGTATGCGTTGAATGCTCTTATGTCTGGTAGCATCTATGGTGGTGTTCCTAACAATAAGATTACTGCCTTTGCTGGCGAATCAGCAACTGGTAAAACATTTTTTGTACTCAGTGTGCTAAAGACGTTTCTTGATAAGAATCCAGAAGGTGGTGTAATCTACTTCGACACCGAAGCAGCAGTTACAAAGGGAATGATGTCAGATCGTGGTATTGATACCGCACGTGTTGTTATTGCCGAACCAACTTCTATTGAAGAGTTTCGCACGAGCGCAACACGCATCCTAACTAATTACATAGAAACACCTGAAGAGTCTAGAAAACCAATGCTAATGGTTCTTGATTCACTTGGTATGCTTTCCTCCATGAAAGAGTTGGAAGATACTGAATCAGGCGCGAACAAACGCGACATGACTAAAGCGCAGTTATTGCGTGGTACGTTCCGTGTTCTCTCACTCAAGTTAGCGAAAGCGAATGTTCCGCTGCTCGTCACCAACCATGTCTATGACGTGGTTGGCGCTTATATTCCCACTAAAGAAATCAGTGGTGGTTCTGGACTGAAGTATGCTGCATCTTCTATTATCATGCTTGGTAAAAAGAAAGATAAAGACGGCACTGAGGTGGTGGGAAATATCATCAAGGCAACTACTCATAAGTCTCGCTTCACTAAAGAAAACAAAAAGATCGAAATTAAACTTTCCTACGATAAAGGACTTGATCGGTATTATGGTTTGTTAGATCTTGCCGAAAAGTACAACGTCATCAAAAAAGTATCTACTCGATATGAACTACCTGATGGATCTAAAGTATTCGGAAAGGCAATCAACGCTGATCCTGAAAAATACTTCACACCTGAACTACTTGAGCAACTAGAAGAATGTGCAGCAAAAGAGTTTATGTATGGTCGAGAGGTTGAGCAGGAAGTCGAAACAGAAGATGTTACTGATTGATGACTTCTTACCAGAGGGTGATCTCAAGGATAAACTTTGGGATGAATCACTATGGGTGAAAAACAGTCACTGGCGATGGCAAAACATTGACGATGATCCTATAAATGTATTTGAACAATTCGCATCATTAGTTTGGAAACAAATATATTCAAATCACATAGATGGTATTACTGGTTGGGAATATTGGACTAAAGCTTTAAAAACTAGCGATCAATTAGGATTTCATCAAGATAATAATACCATTGATCCAAATGATTTAAAAGGTCAACCACTTAAATTTGCTAGATTTAGTTTTTCATATCTAGCGCAAAAAGAATTACCTGAAGGTGGATATCTACTGCTAAAAAGAGAAAACGGTGAGATAGAAAGAATACAACCAAAGCCAAATAGACTGGTAATATTTGATTCTGAAACATTCCACACCGTTTCGTTGATAACCAAAGGAATTAGATCTTCTCTTATATCTATAGCATGGGATGAAAAACCTTGGCACTATGGAGAAGATGGTGCAAATTTATTTGAGAACACTCCATATCTATAATGTTTATATACGATAACTTATTACCAGAAGGTGATCTCAAAACGTCAATGGAAAGTGAAGAACTTTGGAAAGAAAATTTGCCACTATCTTGGTATGAATGTGGAAAAGAAATAAAAGATTACAAAGAACAATTTTGTCAACATGTTTGGACTAATTATTTTTTCACTCCCACCCCAGTAGAAATAACTGGTTGGGAATACTGGAGTCATTCAATGAATGCCGAAGGTGATTATAAAGATTTAGGATTCCATAGTGATTCTGACATAATCAATTATGGTCAAGATATGTCGGAGGAAATTGAACAACAGTGGATTTCTGAGGGAAAGGCAAAAGTTTCAAAAAATGGATTTATTTACTATGCACACAAAGAACTACCTGAAGGTGGATATCTAGAGATAAAACGAGAACATGGTGAGTTAGAAAGAATACAACCTGTTCCTAACAGATTGATTATCTTTGATCCCTCTTGTATACACAGAGTGGTAAGTGTAACAAAAGGTGTGAGAAGATCATTCGTTTGTAACTTGTGGAAGATGCCGCCAAGATGGGTATTAGAAAAAAGGAGTTTATGATGGAAATGGCAGCACCTGAGTTTGAATTGATTGATCATCAAGATGGCGATAATGATCATTGGTGTATTAAGATAAAAGATGGAGATTACAAGGGACTCATCTATCAATATCAAACTGTAAGTATTACTGAGGAACAAGATGAAGATGGTGCAGTTCTAAAGTTTAAAACCGCAGTTGTATCAAAACCAGATGATCTAAACTTGACTAATGAGAAAGATCGTAGTATAATGGGTGCTATTCTAGTGAATATACTTGACGAGCAACTTGAGAATGTAAAGGGAACAGATGAGAACGGAACATCTAATACTGAAGAATCTAATAACAGATGAGGACTACGCAAGAAGAACTCTTCCATATCTAAAATCGCAATACTTTCAAGATGTAAATGAACGAATTGTCTATGAAGAGATAGATAACTTCATTACTAAATTCAACACATTGCCTTCTCGCGAGGCACTGACGATTGAACTTGATAACAGATCTAACATCAATGACAATCAGTTCGCTGAGATTGCGAAGTATGTTAGCAATTTAAAGTCTGAAGATAAAGATGACAAAGATTGGTTGGTGCAAACAACCGAAAAGTTTTGTCAAGAAAAGGCAATATACAATGCGATCATGGAGTCAATACAAATTATCGATGGAGATGGAAAACGAGACAAAGGATCAATTCCTTCTTTACTCAGTGACGCACTTGCTGTTTCTTTTGATCCTAATGTTGGTCATGACTTTTTTGATAACTCTGACGCTCGTTTTGACTTTTATCATCGTGTTGAAGAGCGCATTCCATTCGATCTGGAATATCTTAACAAAATCACTAAAGGTGGTGTTCCAAAGAAGTCATTAAACATTATCCTCGCTGGTACTGGTGTTGGTAAGTCTTTGGCGATGTGTCATATGGCATCTGCTAATCTGCTTGATGGTAAGAACGTGCTCTACATTACCTTGGAGATGGCAGAGGAAAAGATTGCTGAGCGTATCGATGCTAATCTATTGAATACTAAACTGGATGAACTCAACGAACTTCCAAAAGACGTCTACGACAAAAAAATTAATCGCGTAAAAAACAAGACAACAGGTAAATTGGTTGTTAAAGAGTATCCAACTGCCGCAGCAAATGTTGGTCACTTCCGACATCTGATCAATGAACTGAAACTCAAGAAACAATTTAAACCTGATATCATCTATATTGATTATCTAAACATCTGCGCTTCGAGTCGTATCAAGATGGGTGGTTCGGTAAACACTTACACTTATATCAAGTCTATTGCCGAGGAGCTCCGTGGTCTGTCTGTTGAACAGAACTTGCCAATCTGGTCTGCTACTCAAACGACTCGATCGGGTTTCAGTAACTCTGATGTTGGATTAGAGGATACTTCTGAATCATTCGGTCTACCTGCCACAGCAGACTTCATGCTTGCTATCATATCCACTGAGGAACTTAACAATCTTAATCAGGTGCTTGTGAAACAGTTGAAAAACAGGTATGGAGATCCAAACGCTCATAAGAGGTTTGTATTGGGTATAGATCGTGCTAAAATGCGTCTCTACGACGTCGAGCAGAGTGCTCAGGAGGATCTAATCAATGTAGACGATACTGGTCCAGTAAATACATTCGGAGACCGAGAGCGACCCGAGAGAGGTGCTGGAAAGAACAAGTTTAACACTCTAAAGGTATAAAGACCGAACTCTATATTCCAAAATAGTATAATCTAAATTGCCTGTAGAATCAATGACTTACCATTCCGTTCTCTAAGTTGTTGATTTTGCAGGCAATTCTCTTTCAGAAAAAGCTTTACTTTCTCTCAACACTATGGTATAATGTCTCTATTGATTGAGAAAAAGGAGAGAAGTATGAAAAACTATGTTACTGGTAATGCTTATAGCGGTGAAAATCTTGTGGTTCTTTTACAGACTGAATTTTCTGATCCAAACTTTATGACTTTCAGACAGGCACTTAATGCTGGTCGTGTTGTGAAAAAAGGTGAGAAGGGTATTGGTCTGAAGCGTATTGTTACTGTTAAGAAGGTTGATAAAAAAACTGGTAAAGAAAAAGTGAAACGTGTACCAAAGTTCTTCACTGTTTTCAATCTTACTCAAACTGAGGAGTTGGCGTAATGTTATTAAATTATATTGACTTGATGTATATTCGTTTTGATGATGACACGACTTACTATGTAAGACCAGGAACCTTTCGATTGACTAAAGAAGGTTGGAGAACAGTTCGAGACTACGAAAGAATCAGTGTTCCCAACAATGAGTACGAAGCGAAGAGGAGTAATGCTGATGTATAAAGTTGATTTCTATAACTTTGGATATTCAAAACACTTTGATACTCTTGAACAGGCAATTGAAAATGCTAAGTCATCAGGATTTCAGTGTGCTGTTTGGTTTGATAATGCGCTCATTAGAAATTTCTAATGGTCTCCGTTGTCAACAGATTGAAGCGACGTAATCCTTACGCAAAGGCACTATTAGATCGTCAAGGACTATATAAACAGCGAGTCGAAAAAGATCGTACAAAGTACACTCGCAAAACTAAACACAAAAATAAAGAGGTGTAGTATGGAATATAGAGACTTAATTATTGAGAACCTAAAGAAAAAGTACAGTAATGAAATCGATATTGCAAGAACTAATATCGAGATCTTTTTGAGTAGTCCGCAAGGTGTTGCTGAACACATCGATTACAGCGAGACGATTGAAAAAGAGTTACAAAAAATTGCACATGCAAGCGATATGATAGAATCTATAAATTATCTGCTTCCATAAAGAATGAACGTCATCGTCAAAGGTGGAAAGAAGTATCAGCGGACATGGGTAGAAAATATAACCCATTTTTGCATGAAAAAACTTGTTTCTACTCGGATGTATAATTTGCTCGAAGTTACTGTAGAAATGAGAAAAGACTTGTTTCATAAAGAGGGATTATATGGCGATGCGCAACCAGATGACTGGGGAGAAGCGAGACCAAAGTTTTTTACGGTTCGCATCGATAACTCTCTTAGATTGAGACCGTTGTTACAAAGTCTATGCCATGAACTGGTGCATGTTTCGCAGTATGCTAAGAATGAGATGCGTGAGGTAACTATAAAAGGTGAGATGTGCACTCGGTTCAAGGGAAAGTATTATCCGCATGAACAAACTCCATATTGGGAACAACCATGGGAAGTCGAAGCGAATGGTTTGGAACGTGGGATGTTTGAGATGTGGGCAACTGATCTAGGAATCTTTGATGACGAAAGAAATAACAACTGGGCATATTTGGACGAATACCCTGCTGGATACTGGGAAAAGATATGGTCTCAAGATAAAACCGAACCAAGACAGAAAAAGCTTGACTTCGGAGAGGATTTAAGCGATAATATATGTATGGTTAACGAAACGACTTCTGGGGCGCATTGACAACTCTCTCTCTCAAAATCAATTTGTCATGTGATAAAACGGTAATGCAAAATTATCGACCCCCACCTTATCTCCTCCTCGCCCCACTTCGTTGGGGCATTTTTTTTGTATAAATAGTTTATAAACTAATAATTGTAGAGATCTGATATGAAATCTTTTGCAGAACATCAAGGTATAAATTTAATAGAAGGTGCATTCAACATTGGCATAGCGTCTTCTGATACTGACAATAAAGATGTTAATAAACTTGTAAAATATTTACAAAACAAATCAGGGTCAGAACTTGTCATGGTTTCTAACTCAAAAGGACAAGTAAAAGTAAGACGCGAGTTTACTGACGATATAAAAGATATTCTTGCTTGGATAGAAGATAACGGTTTGAAGATTCCATGGGGAACTACGAAGATAGGAGATGGTTCTGTTGGTGAAGGTGGCGTCAAAATATCAGAAAGCACCCAAGAGATTATGGTTGCTGCTCTAGTGCTAAACAAATACAAAGGTGGGACGTTATCAACTGAAGAAGCAGTAAAAGTTATTGATAATGCTAAAAAGAAATTTAATAAAGTTCAAGGTGCTTCTGGAAGACCAGAATTGTTAGATCAGTTTGACTCAAACTTCAATGATCTTGCTACTGCAATATCTTCATCTAATGCTATCTTAAAAGAAGTTCCTAATCCAGTGAAAGCATATTGGACAGGTCAAGGATGGCATAAAGACATAGCAAAATATAATCCTAAAATCGGTAACATCAAAGACTACAACTCTTCGGACATTGTTGTGAAGAGCGGTAATGGTAAATTTTATGGATTTTCGTTAAAGAAAAAAGGTGCTACAAAAGAAGCAGACCCAACACTCATAAACAAACCTATTACTGGTGAGAAATCTTTGTTGAAAGACATAATGAGTTCTAGTGACGTAGCACAATTAGAAAAGTCTAAAGACCTATTTTTTAATTTTGGATTAGAAAAATATTACAAAGGCAAATATACAAGAAAAGAAATCTCTCAAATGAGTGATAAGGATCGCAATAAACTAATCAATGGTGTGCCAACAAAAGAATGGTCTAATCTATTGAGAAATCCAAGAAATGTATTTTTTCGTAGAGCGGAAAGTCTTATTGCTAAGAATACTCAAGAGTTCGTTACTGGATTTTTAAATTTAGTATTCCGAACAGACCTCGAAGGATATTTTGAAGGTGGCGAATTTACATTTTATTTGTTGACTGGCATTGGTAGAAAGAAAGGCGATCAGGTTGTTGTTGAAGATGCAAAAACTAGTGAACTGATAAAAACTATCGATGCACTCAAAGACGTATACGATTCTAAGTTGACAGTAGATAGAACATCAGGTAAGTTGCAAGCATGGGAACCCAAAGCAGGTGCTGCAAAAGTATTTTTAACTATTTCTTCAGATGGCGTTCCACTTCTCGATATTGAAATACGATACAAAGGAAGTTATACTGCCAATCCACAGTTCCAAGCAATGGCAACTGCAAACTTCAAACAACTATTCAAAAAGAAAAAATGATAAAATTTAAATCATTTATCACTGAAGAAAAAAACACTCACATGGAACACCTAGAGGACGCTGTTCTCAACGCAGGTGTGAAAGGAGCAAGAGATGCAATTAATCTCCTCAGAAATTTACGTGATATGCTCGCTGGCAGCAGTGATTCTGCTGTGGACATCACCGTAAAATGGGACGGTGCACCTGCTATCTTTGCAGGTATTGACCCAACAGACGGAAAGTTCTTTGTTGCTAAGAAGGGTATCTTCAATAAGAATCCTAAAATATACAAGACAGAAGCAGAGGTCAAGGCAGATACCTCTGGCGATCTAGCAAAGAAACTATCATTGACACTAAAGTATTTACCAGAACTTGGTATCACTCAAGGTGTGTATCAAGGAGATCTGCTATACTCTAGATCTGATTTAAAGAAACAAACAGTCGATGGTGAGAAGATGGTCACATTCCATCCTAACACTATTATGTATGCAGTCCCATTCGCATCAGAGTTGGGTAGAACTATACGCCAATCACAAATTGGTATTGTTTGGCATACAACCTATACAGGCGACTCTTTCGAGAACATGAGCGCATCATTTGGAAAGAACATTGCTTCTAAATTTAAAAATAGCAAGAATGTTTGGTCTGTAGATGCTATGTTCCAAGATGTATCAGGTAATGCTACATTCACAAAGAAAGAGACTTCACGAATCACCAAGTTGCTTTCCGACGCTGGGAAAATATTCAGAAAACTTGATGCTAAAACACTTAATGGAATATCTGACAATCCCGAACTGCTTCAGAAAGTAAAGACTCACTACAACACAAAGGTGCGCAAAGGTGAACGAATTACTAATGTTTCTGCTCATGTCAGGGATCTCGTTAATTACATTACTGAATTCTATGGAAAAGAAGCAGAAAAAAGGAAGACGCCACAAGGCAAAGCAAAACAAACAGACAAGCGTGATGAGATACTAAGTTTCTTTTCTAATTCAAATAAAAAGAATCTAGAAAACATCTTTACGATGATGAACTATATAATAGTGGCGAAAGAAATAATTGTTGACAAATTAGATCAAGCGAGTAATATAGGTACATTCCTACGAACAGCAAAAGGATTTGAAGTAACTGCTCCTGAAGGATACGTTGGTATCGATCGAAAAGGGAGTGCTTTGAAGTTAGTTAATCGTATGGAGTTCTCAAGAGCGAACTTTTCAAGTGATGTGATTAAAGGATGGGAAAAATGAAAGAAGTGATGCAAGAATATGTGGGATATGGTTTTATTTGGGTGATATGTATTATGCTGTGCTTAATACCATTGCATTTACTGCATTCAGTATTACATGCATTTTTCTAAAAGTATAAATAACTGTTATTAGTCCTTATAAGCGACACTCTATTATAACGCTTTATTAGGTTTTAGTCAAGCATTAAGTCTACGGAAAACATGCTAATATGAAAAAAGTTGTCATAACATTTGGTCGTCTCAATCCACCTACGATTGGACATCAGAAATTAGTCGATAAGGTCAAGACCGTTGCCAAAGCACAAAAGGCAGACGCTAGAGTGTATTTGTCACACTCTCAAAACAATAAAAAAGATCCCTTAGATTATGACACAAAGATCAAACTTGCTCAAAAGGCATTTGGTTCAACTGTAACTAAGTCTCGAGCAAGAACTATCATCGAGGTGATGAAAGAACTACAAGCACAAAAGTACACCGACGTGGTGTTAGTTGTAGGTTCAGATCGTATAAAAGAATTCAAAACTTTGCTAGACAAATATAATGGCAAAGATTATAACTTCGACTCTATCAAATATCAATCTGCTGGTCAACGAGATCCTGACGCTGAAGGTGTATCAGGTATGAGTGCCAGTAAGATGCGTGCTGCAGCAAAGGAAGGCGATCTCAAGGCATTCAAGTCTGGTCTACCTAAACCTCTACAGTCCTCTGCTCAAAAGATATATGATATGCTCCGCGACATAATGGAGATGGAAGAGTTAGACGAAGCAGTAATGACGTTACAACAGCGCATGAAACGAGCAAGAACGATGAAACGTATTGCTAAGAAACTTGCGATGAAACGAAAGATCAGAAAGAAACGATTTGCCGATGCCAGTCGTTTACTACAGAGAGCGCGAAAGGCAGCAAAGCAAATACTAAGAAAGAAGCTTGCTGGTTCGCGAGGAGAGAATTACAAACAACTTTCATACTCAGGCAAGATGTCTGTAGATAAGTTAGTTGATAAACGTTCTGGTGTAATTGATAAACTAGCGAAAAGACTTTTGCCTAAAGTTCGTAAAGCAGAAATGGCAAGAGTCAAGGCAGCAAGAAGTGGACCAAAGAACGAAGAATATGATTGGTTAGAAAACGAAGATCTCGTGTTTGAATTGTATGAATCTGATGCGGAGGAGTTTATGACTGAATTGTTAGAAGCAAGACAAGATCCAGACATAAAAGATCGAGAAGGAACTCAACCTGCTAAGTATCACTCTGGTTTAAAGAAGTCAACTAAAACAGCAAGAGACAGAGCATTCCAAAAGGGTGCTGATAAAGATCCAAGTGATCCTTCAGCATATCCTGATTCACATCCTGGAGATAGCACTGCTAAAACTAAAATGTCAAAACATACTAAAAAATATCATCAGATGTTCGGCGAGAAAGTTGAACAAGAAGATCTAACTGAAAACGCCAAAGCAGCATTAATGAAAAAGGCAGACAAGTCTGGTATACCATATGGCATATTGAAGAAGGTATATGACAGAGGTCTTGCAGCATGGCGTACAGGGCATCGTCCAGGTGCTAATCAACAACAGTGGGGATTTGCTCGTGTTAATTCTTTTATCACTAAAGGTAAAGGAACATGGGGTAAAGCAGATGCTGACCTTGCATCAAAAGTTAGAGGATCGAACCCAAAGAGTGAAGATTGCTGGGATGGATACACACAGCAAGGTATGAAGAAGAAGGGTGACAAGGTTGTTCCTAATTGCGTGAATGAGGCAGTATCACCTGCTCAACAGGCAGCAATCGCTATTTCTAAGAAGAAAAAGTTTAAAGAGATGATGAGTAAATCAGGTGCTGGTGAGTTTGGTAGCACAGAACTTGCTAACAAATACAAAAAAGATACACCTGGCCAAGTTTCTGAAGAATGCGATTGTGATTATAGCGATGTTGTAATTACTGAGGCAGAGTATCAAGGGAGATCAGTAAAACTAAATGATCCGTTCAGACTACCAAGCGGAAACAAAAAGAAGTTTGGTGTGTATGTAAAGAATAGTAAAGGTAATGTGGTTGTTGTGAAGTTTGGTGATCCTAATATGGAAATCAAACGCGATGATCCAGAACGAAGAAAATCATTTAGAGCAAGACACGATTGTGCAAACAAAACAGACAAGACTACACCTGGATATTGGTCGTGTTACCAATGGCGTGCTAGTGCAAAAGTAGACAACTAAAGGAAACTGAAATGAACTTATTAAACACAATTAGAAAATTACATGAAATGGTTGACCCTACAGACACTGGTGGTGCTGAAGAAACATCTATGATTATGGGTCAAGTGAAACAGATGCGTCACTATCTTGAAGGCATTGAAGAGAGAGTTGCAAAAGACGGTGATGTTGAGGAATGGGTACAGAATAAACTTACAAAGGCAACTGACTATCTAAAGTCTGTCTATGGTTATAAATTAGGCAAAGATGATAGTGAGGGCATGAATGAAGAAGTTGAACTTGACGAGGCACAAAAACTTTTCATGTTCACAACGAAAGCAGAAGCACAAAAGAAAGCAAAAGAAATTGGCGGTAAAGTATTAGAATTAAAACGAGCAATGGATGGCAACATGTTTGCTGTTCTTCATAAAGATCTAACTAAAGAGGAATTGAAAATGTCAATCGGAGAAGGTAAAACATATGGTCTGACTCAATCATTGCTCGATGCAGTTAAAGGTGTGCTAAATGCGGACAACACCAATGATGTATCTGACGATGGCGATGAGATGGATAAAGTGCAACCAAAAGCATTAAAGAAAAAGTTCGCAAATCGTAAAGACAAAGACATCGATAATGATGGAGATGTTGATGATTCTGACGAGTATCTACACAAGAAACGTAAAGCAGTTTCTAAAGCAATCGACAAAGAAGAAGAGGTCGATGATAAAGAGGTAGAAAAGAAAGCGAAGGCAGAAAAAGATGTTGACGATGACGACAAGGACGATAATAAGAAAGCGATGGCAAAAAATGCTGACGACGATGATGAAAAGTCCGACGAAGAAAAGCAAAAAGAAAAAGAACTAATTGCTAAAAAGTCTGATCGTAAAGAAAAGATTAACACTAAACCAACCATGGGTGAAAGTGCTGCTCGTAAGCGTTTATCTGGTATGATGAAAGACAAAGCAAACGTAAAGAACGTTCGTATTCCTTCACCTGCTGAGCGTAGAGCGCAAATGGCAAAACAAAATGCAGGTAAAAAGAAGAATCCAAACTCTATATTTGCTTCTACAAATGAGCAAGTTGAACTTGACGAAGCAAAGTTTACGGACAAGCAAATCAAGATGGCGTATGGCGTATTGAATGACCCACGTTATAAAGGTGGTAATTTAACAGGTGCTACGAAAGCAATTGAGAAGATTGCTCGTGGATTATCAAAGCATCCAAGTGTTATGAAAGCAATGAAAGCGACTTCTGAACAGGTTATTGTGAAAGAATTAAACATTACAGAAGCAGAAATGACACCTGAGCAAGAAAAGAAACGTGAAGAAATCGTTATGGCAATGAAGAAAAAGATGCCAGAATTCGAAGCAAAGTATGGCGATCGAGCAAAGGAAGTTATGTATGCGACCGCTACAAAACTTGCAATGAAAGACTAATTATAAATAGACTACAAATCTTTAATAGGAGATAAACAAAATGTCACTTTGGGGTAATAAAGACAGCAAAACTGTAGCAGGTACAATCACTGTTACTGCTGCAAACTCTACTGTTGTCGGATCAGGGACAACACTCACTAACTTCGCGGTTGGTGATTCATTAAATGTTGGACAAAACGATTATGTGATTACTGCTATTGCAAACGCAACAGTCGCAACTGTAAGAGCAGGTGCTACTGGTGGAACACTCGTTGGTGCCCAATCTAACGCAGCATACGTCGTTTCAGAAAAACCATTATATATGGCATATGGTCAAGTTGGTGGTGATCTAGGAGATGTCTATGGTGTTGATGTTACAGAAATAGGATATGCTAATACTGGCGGCACTGAGGCAGATGGTGTTGCCCATGCAGGTTGGAACAAGCGTACAGCAGGTAGTGGTGGAAGATCAGGAAGAGTTTTCTATGAAACACTCGTAGCTGGTTCATCTATTACTGGTGATGCTGCTGACGATACAGAGTTGCCTGAATAAATTGGAGAATAACTAATGGCAGATAAAAAGGTCACGGAATTAACTGCAGCGACAAGTACGACTGCAGACGACCTTTTGATGATTGTCGATAATCCAAACGGTACACCTGCAAGTAAAAAGATCACGCTGAATCACTTCTTCGGAGGTGTTTCAGCGAATACCACTATTAGTGGCACTCTTACAACGAGTGCAAATAACACTATAAATGGTAATAAGATGACTGTTACTGCAAACACTACCTTTAATGGAAACTTGAGAATGTCATCAGATACTCCATCATCCAACAACGCAGGATCTGAGGGATATGGAGTTGGGTCAATATGGTTTGATGCGAACTACATTTATGTTGCAACTGCATCAGGAGTAATTAAAAGGGTTGCATTGAGCGTATTCTAAAAGTATAACATATGTTTGAAAATTTGACGGAAGATAACTTCCAACTTTTCGCCATGAAATATTATATGAATCCACATTGTACGGATTTATTAGAGTTTCGTGAAGATCTTCGAAGAATATGCTACATTAAAAGATTATTTAAGAAGTATAAGAAAAGTGGTGAGTTAAAAGAACGATTGATATTAAATCATCTGATGGTGCTCTATAATATGTTTGAATCAAGAGCAATGACACGTATGTTGTTCTTTAGTCTAACTGAATATCACCATTACTTGAAACCATTTTTGATGTTTCTTAGTTATTGGCCAACTGATATCGGCAAAATAGATGGAAAGAATGTAGTTGATACTAACATACCATTAGACATCTACATTGTAAATACTCTTAGGAAAATTTAATGGCAAGCAAAGTTGTAGATCTAGTCCTAGTATATCAGTTTCTGAAGAGACTGACTACACCTTTTGATAAGACCGAAGCATTCAAACTCGGACTTATTGATAAGGACGGCACATCGTTGAAGAAGGCAGAGACTTCTGAAGAAAAATCAGCGATGGGATACTTTGATCGTTTGACATTTAATCTCAAGCGTTTGCTTGGAAAACTTCCTGGTGGTAAATCAAGATTAGCATCATATGCTGCTGCTTTGTTACTCCTCAGAGAACATGCCAACCCCAAAGGGCATTACACTGATGAGGAACTCGCGTGCGATCTTATGGAGAATCTAGATATGTTAGATAAAACTGTAACGAAAAAACTCAATGAGTTTATTGCTGAAGATGCACCTGCTAACGCTACAGGCGCAGCAGTTGCTGGCACTGGTGATGATCCTTCTGATTGGAAGAAGATGGATGCCAGAAAGAAAGAAACTAAAATGTTTCTTCGACGTTATATGGAAGGCAAACTGAAGCGTGAGGCGTTAAAGAAACGCAAAGACTTCATGAAGAATCTAGGACTGTAAAGTGTCTAGTATTCACACCTTAAAGAACACACCAAACGAAGTTGTGCTTAAAATATACAGCACTGAAGATTCAGGTGAAACTATTAGTGCTAATCTAGATAGCAGTTATATTACCAGTTCTGACGAAAGGTTTGTTGGCACCGAGTCAAAGATTACCATTAGAGAAATGCATTGGGGTGCTAAGCACAACAAACATATTGATGTGACTCGAGTGACTGATCATTCTTCTAATATTGTGCATGGTCATTATTATTTGGTGAATAATGGAACACATAACTTTGATGGATTTGTAGATGATACATATGCAAATACTGATTTGAGAATTGTTTCTGATGGACCATTTCATCTGATAATAAAACTAGGCAAAAGTTCTTTCCCGAAGGTATAATAGAAAATGCCTTCCCCATCTCAAAATGAAATAGACTTTTTCCAACTAATGGAGGATCGACGTGTGGAAACGGAACAACACATAGA